GATGCAGTCAAATCATTAAGCGATCCAGGAGCAGCCATTGCCGGAGTTGCTGGAGAAGTAGATGGAGTAATCAAAGATATTGCATCTGGTAACTTTGCGTCAGGTATAGGCGAAGGCATAGCCGGGCCATTAAGCGGAATAAAGAATTCAGTAGACGCACTCATCAAGTCACCTAGTCTCGATGCTGTAGTTGACCAAGCCAAAGGTGTGGCCGCATCTGCATTCAGCGCAATCAAAGCCTCATTCAAGCCATTAGAAGCAGGTGTACCACAGAATCTTACTGAGATTGCTAAAAAATCGGCTGAAGATACTATGGCTGCCTCAGAATCAAGCATCAATGAGATAGCATCACAAACAGATATTTCTTTAGATCAATTGGATGCAGTGGGCGGCACAGCCACCGGTTTATTGAATCAAGCAAAATCTATATTGCCTAATGCAGGTAGTGTTGCTGACAGTTTAGTTAAAGCAAGCAGTAGTTTAGGTTCGGTAACTGGCAATAACGCTTTAGCATCAGTCACTGGTAAGTTATCGGCTGTGTCAAAAACTGCAACTACAGTAGCCACTGCATTTGCTAGCCCGTCATCATTATCATCTTCTTTGACATCGGCACAAGGTTTAGCACAGACAGCAAGTAATATTAAATCAGGATTGATATCAACAGTCAATTCTTCAGTAGCAAGTGGTCTATCTAAACTGCCAGGTGGACAAGGAATGGCTTCTGCTGTGACTAATCTAGCCACCGGGGCATTACCAAGTTTACCGGGTACTGGAACATTGAAGGATGCTATAACAGGATCGTTCAACAAAGCATTGACTGGGGTAGATAATCTCACAAAAGATGCAACAGACTTATTAAGCAAAGCAACAAGTTCGGGGGATGGACTAAAAGGTCTACTATCTGCTGGTCTACCTGCAGGCGCCGCAAGCGAGTTACAAAGCGCGATGTCTTCATTAGCAAGCCCAGGATCGGGAATAAAGATACCTAGTATTGGGTTTAACACTACAGATAGAAGCACGATAACAGAGGCGGTAACAAGTCAATTGGGCGATCCTGGAATTCCGACACCTACATTCGGTGAGATAGATGAAGCCGCAGAAGGTGCTATCGATGATATTGAACAACAGAAAATAGATTATATCGCTGAAACAAGCATATTGACAAAAGAAAGAGTAGCGGCAGAAGTAACCATTGAAGCGAAACTAGATGCATACCTAACTGCACAGTTTAATTATCCAGCCGGCGATCCCGCGATAGACGAAGCAAAAGATGAGTATGACGCTGCCATCGAAGAATGGGAAATAATAATAGAACAAATTGATGACTTACCTAATCAATATCCTGCTATAGCATCATCTACTACACCTAATGTAGCAGGTGGAGATAGTGCTACTGGTATAGGGGCAGCCACGTAAAGTAACTAAATAATAATATGTCACAATATGTAGGATTCAGCACTATAGGCGCAAATCAGCCTAAAACAACTAATGCGCCCAGCGGCACAGGTGGCGGTGTGGGTTCTATAGTAAACTCTATCAATCCTGGTAAAAAGTTTAAATTAACTGATGAAAATTTAGTTATCAGAGATTTTATAAATGCTTTGAACATACGCCAAGGAGAAAAGGTTGGACAACCTAGTTATGGTACTACATTATGGAATTTTGTATTCGAACCTAACACTCCTGACATGCAATTTGCATTAGATAACGAAATCAGACGAGTAGCCAGTCAAGATCCTAGAATATTAATAGATTATGTAAAAGCATATCCCCAGGAAAATGGCATATTGATGGAAGTTCAGATAGGCGTACAACCTTTTAATCAGGCTCTTTTACTCAGCGTCTTTTTCGACAGCAGTACTAATCAAGCCCGTGTACAATCTTAAAAACCCGGTTTTTTAGGTTTGATAAATACTAAATCAGAGATAAACTATGGCTACAAGTTCAAGACAGGCAGCATTATTCGGGGTCAACGATTGGAAAGCAATCTATCAAACTTTTCGTGAGGCCGACTTCCGAAGTTATGATTACGAGACATTACGTAAGAGTTTCATCGACTACCTGCGTGTCTATTATCCAGAAACATATAACGATTATATCGAGAGTAGCGAATTTATCGCATTGCTTGATGTCATGGCGTTCATGGGTCAGGGTCTAGCATTTAGAAATGACTTAAATGCCCGTGAAAATTTTATCGATACAGCAGAACGCCGTGATAGCGTCATCAAACTCGCGAATCTAGTAAGTTACACACCAAAACGCAATCTATGTGCTGAGGGTGTTTTAAAAGTTACTAGCATCACAACTAGCCAAAGCATAACCGATCTAAATGGTGTGAATCTAAGCAATCTTCCTATATTATGGAACGATCCTGCTAACCAAAATTGGTTTGAACAATTCAATACTATCATCAATGCCGCATTAGTAAGCACACAAAGGATAGGACGTCCTGGTAACGTTAGCGACATATTAGGTGTGAACACAGCAGAATATAGTTTACAGATACCACAGAACACATTACCGATAGTGCCTTTCACTAGCACTATCGATGGACAAACAATGGATTTCGAATTAGTCAGCGTTACTAGCGTTGATCAAGATTATCTATATGAGATACCGCCTGCACCAACAGGACGTTTCAATATGCTCTATAGAAATGATAGACTTGGATTTGCTAGTGCAAATACAGGATATTTCTTTTACTTCAAGCAAGGTATATTGAACAACTATGATTTCGTGTTGGAACAACAGATCGCTAACCAAGCAGTAGACATCAATATTCAAGGTATCAACAATACAGACACATGGTTGTATCAATTAAATGATAACAATAACACTAGAATTTTATGGGAAAAAGTAGATAACATTTATGCTGATGCTTACCTACAAACAGAGACTAGCAAGAAAAGCATTTTCAGCGTAAACTCACGCTTCAATGACCAAGTAACTTATATTTTCGGTGATGGCGTGTTTAGCAATATACCAGTAGGCACATTTCGTGCTTATGTACGTGCAAGCAATGGCTTGACATATACTATCGATCAGATAGAAATGCAAGGTATCAGCGTTGCCTTCACATACATTAGCCGTGAAGGTCGCGCAGAAACACTAACAGTTGGCTTGCAGTTATCACAGCCTGTAAGCAATGCTCAGGCACGTGAGAGTTTGCCAAGCATCAAGCAACGTGCTCCTACTCGTTACTATACACAGAATCGTATGGTAAATGGTGAAGATTATAACAACTTCCCATATACATTATATTCATCAATCATTAAATCTAAAGCGATCAATCGCAGTAGCATAGGTGTATCAAAAAATCTTGACTTACTAGATCCTACTGGAAAATACTCAAGCACTAATAGCATAGGTAATGATGGTGGACTATGGATAGATGATAGCAATGCATATCTAGAATTGAATGTCACTAATGCAAGTAGCATAATCGCTTTCTTGACAGATACATTATCCGGCGCGTTAGCAGAAAATAGAGCAGTTCAATATTATCTTAATGCTACTGAAAATCCTACAAACGACCATTATAAAAGATTTGACATAAGTGAATCATCAGGTACCGGAACTGTATATTGGAATACAAGTAACGTTAACGGTGACAATGAGAATGGATATTTCTATATATTAGATAATACCATACAGACTCCTGTTATGATAGGAACTCTTGCTTCTAATAATCTATTGTATGTCACTAAAGGTGCATTGATAAAATTCATAGCACCAGCAGGATATTATTTTGATAAAAATAATAGATTAGTACCAGGTATTGCTAGCACAGCAGATAGTACATTTATATGGACTACAGTATTAAATGTTGTAGGAGACGGTAGCAACACAGGTCAAGGCAATTTCAGTAATGGTGTAGGCCCTGTAACATTAAATGGTTATGTTCCTAATGGAGCAATATTAACTACAGTGATCCCATCATTCACTAATTCATTGTCAGTAACTATCATACAACAGGCTATACTACAAATTGAATTACAGAGAGATTTTACATTAGTATTCACTAACAGTGTACCGATTAACCAAGAACGCTGGTCGATATTAGGAAGCCAATACCCAAATTGGTTTGTTAAGTTTACCAACATCGCAGAGAACAGATGGTCTATATTGTTAAGATCAAATCGTTATTATTTCGGTAGCGTAGATGAAACACGATTCACTTATGCATTAAATGAATTGGTATATGATCCTTTCAGTGGCAAGATATTACAAGATTACATTAACATGTTAGGTGTTAACACACAACCTAGTTCAACTAGTGCTATTGGTAAAGACACAAAAGTTAATATCATAGGACAAACTGTACAAAGCGATGGTTATGTAAATGATTTTGAAGTTGAAGTAGCAAGTTCAGATGTTAATAACAGAGTGCTTGTAGTAAATCCTGACTTCTTCCAAGAGATAACTGGAGTGACTCCGGGTAGTGCAAACATTGGTAAATATGCTTTCTTTGAGTTAGTACAAGATGCTATAAATCTATCCAGACTACAGTTGTTACCAAGCACAGATGTGATTTATTCTTATGCATTAAAGAGTCAAATTGAAGTCGTGAAATATGATTATCCAGTAGGACAATTGTTCTATGCATACACAGATAATGAATTTTACAAAACAGTGCAAGATGTAACTGTGACACAAACAAGTTATGTGTTAGTAGAGCAAACAAAATATAGTGTTAAACCAGGACGTCAGGGTTTAAGTTACCAGTATCGCCATAATAGCAACAACACTACTCGCATAGACCCAGCAACTACAAACATCATTGATTTGTATGTGGTGACACAAGCATACTATACTCAATATCAGAATTACATACAAGATACTACAGACAGAGTGTTAGAGCCGAGCAGACCTACTATCAATGAGTTGTCTGCGGCATATGGTCAAATACAAGATTACAAAATGTTGAGTGATAGCGTGGTGTTAAATAGTGTAGTGTTCAAACCGTTGTTTGGACCTAAGGCTTCACCCGCATTACAAGGTACTATCAAAGTGATTAAAACAAGCGATACAACCGCAAGCGATAGCGAGATACGAAGTGCAGTACTGACTGCTATGAATAACTATTTCGATATCAATAACTGGAATTTCGGCGACACATTCTTCTTTTCAGAATTAAGCGCATATCTACATAATGAATGCGGAGAATTAATCAGTTCCGCAGTACTAGTACCAAACGATCCCACACAACCATTTGGAACTCTATACGAGATCAAATGCAGACCATTTGAAATTTTCGTTAACGCGGCAGTGGCTGATAGTATTTTAGTTATATCAGCGTTGACACCTGATCAATTACAAGTAGCATAAGATGACCAGAATAAGAACACTAGATTTTCTACCGGGCATATTTCAGACTGAAACTAATAGTCAGTTTTTGGCCGCAACATTAGACCAATTGGTCAATCCCCCTGTAACAAAAACGATACAAGGTTATGTTGGCAGTAAGTTTGGTTATGGCATCGATGCGAAAGATTATTATGTAACAGAACCAAACAAGGTTCGTAGAGATTATCAGTTAGAACCGGGCGTAGCATTCTTAAAGAACAACGAGATAACTGCATATGATTTTATCAGTTATCCAGGTATATTAGATTCTTTAAGATTACAAGGTGCTATCACAAACAACAATAATGATTTGTTTAAGAGCCAATTTTATAGTTGGGATAGTTTCACTAACTTAGATATGATCATCAATTATAGTCAGTATTACTGGCTACCAGATGGTCCTCCCGCCGTAACGGTAGCGGCATCAACAGTATATAATACAAATGATTATGAAGTAACCGCATTACCTAGTGCATATAACATAAGAGCAGTGGGCGCAGGTGCCGGATCAAATAATCCTACGATAACAATGTTACGTGGTGGTAGATATACATTCAACGTTAACCAACAAACTCAATTTTGGATTCAAGGTGCCCCGGGCATAACAGGTTACGACCCAACTCAAACTAATGTACAGACTAGAGATGTTTACGGTGTCACTAATAATGGAGCAAACAACGGTGTAGTTGTTTTTGATGTACCACAAAAAGATGCACAAAACGAATATAATTTCCCCGGTGATAACACAGTAGGAGTTATCAGCACATTACCATTCAGTCAAATCAATGGTGCTAGACTTTCAGATATAGGAAGCATCGATGGAGTGACTTCATTGAATGGTAGAACAGTGATGTTCTATAACACTGGCATACAGAATGAAACAGGTTATGTCAGCATGTTCTATGATACAACCAGATATGATAGAAATAGAACATTAAATGGTATAAAGACTATAACTGCCACAGCAATAAATGGTCTAGGCAGATTAACAGTAAGTGATACTGCTAACTTAATAGTAGGAAACACACTAACATTTAGTGGAACAAGTTTCGGTGGAATACTACCATATGATCCTAACGTCATCACTCCTAGTGATGCGTCATCTATGGTTGTAGGTAAGAAATATTTTATCTATGAATTAGGTAATGTCGATTGGATCGCTGCCGGAGTCAATGAAAATGCAGTATTAGATGCAGAGATAGTAGGAACAGAACTAAGAGTTTATAATACTATTTCTGGAGCATTTAGTATAGGTAATACATTGAATGGCGCAGGAGTAACAAACGGTACAAAGATAGTTGGCTATGATATGATCGCAACTGCGGCTAACGGTGTGCCAACTTATACAGTAGATGTCTCACAAAATATATCAAGAGACACAATCAATGTTTATGCTATCCAATTGGGTAAGATATTTACTTGTGACTCTATACCTGTAACAACTGGATTAGTAGTTGAATATGAACCTACAATCTATTATAT